GCCCCGGACCGTCGTGCAGGATGTCCTCCGCGCTGCCGACGACCTCGAAGTCGTCGCCGATCCGGCGTCCGAGACGGGGTTCCATCAGGCGCTCCTCGGATCGTCACGATTGACGTGGATGCCGGACGAGTTCGGTAAGTACCTCAAGTTCGCATCCTCGAAGGCTGGAGCACACAGTTCCAACGTCCTCAAGTTCGCCATGTCTGCATATGGGCTGCACAAGGGCAGCGTCATCCCGGCGAAGGTGTACTCCAACGCCAAGGACGCGAAGCCGCTCGTAGACAGCCCCTACGTCTGCATCATGGGCACAACGACCGTCGAGACCCTGACAGATGCCTTGACCGAGGAAAGCGTGTCAGACGGCTTCCTGAACCGTCTCCTGATGGTTCAGGAGACGAAGGAGGTGATGCGGACGAAGAACGGTCGCGGACTGGGAGATATGCCTGACGGGCTGCGAGAGCGCATTGCACGACTGTCTGCGCTGCGCTTTGCGAACGACCTCCGAGATGCGGACAAGTCCCAGATGTACCGAGGGACCGTGATGATCCTCGCTGACGATGATGCAACCGCGCTGATCGAGAGCATCAGAGACGACGCGAATGAGTTGGCTGCAAGTACCAACGACCACCTGATCGCCGGGCTGTCGCCGCGCATCTGTGAGAACGTGATCCGGGTCGCCGGTGTCCTCGCTGTCGGCGACGCTCAAGACGTGTTCAAGCCGGTCATCGCCTACGATCATGTCGAATGGGCGCGGGAGTTCGTGTACCAGTCGTTCGGCTTCATGCACGGCGCAGCCGAAGACCTCGACGTGGACGATCACGACCCGAAGTTCGCCAAGCGGAAGCAGACGGTGAGGACGTTTATCGAGGAGAACGAGGACGTGACCCGCAGCCTACTACTCCGCAAGTTCGGAAAGATGAAGGCGGCGTATCTCGACACCGTGCTGCAAGACCTGATCGACGCCCGGTACATCAAAAAGCAGAAGGTCGAGAAGGAAGGATCGAAGCCGTTCGATGTCTTCGTCTCTACGGGGATTTAAAAGGTACGAATATGTGGGGTTTTAGGGTACGAATATGTGAAAAAGTACGAATAACTGCCGGGCAAAAAGGTACGAATGTTCGTACATATTCGTACCCTAGGGTACGAATATGTCAAGTGCCTGAAAACAAAGGGTTTTTTGTATATTATATATACATATTCGCCATATTCGTACCCCCTACCCCCTCTCTACTGATTTTTGGGCGGTTTTTGGTGTTTATGGGGTGGGGGGTACGAATATGGCGAATATGTGCGAACGAAAGGAGAACCTGATGGCTAACCGGAACAAAGCGCGGGGGTATGAATTGGAGCGGGAGACCGTTCTGGCGATGCAAGCGAACGGCGTCCCGTGTCAGCGCGTCTTCGGCAGTGGTGCGTTCAAGGCGGCGCACGCCGACCTCGAAGGCGACCTGAAGCTGGGACCGTACACCGTCGAATGCAAACGGAAGAAAAGCGGATACAAGTTCCTTTATCAGTCTCTCGATCAGGACGGGGCACATCTTCTCTGCGTCCGTGAGGACCGTCAGCGCCGCCTGTGGATCATGGAGGAGGCGACCTTGCTCGACCTTCTGGAGAGGGCTGGCATCAAGTCCGTCTAGTCGCTATACTCAAGGTCTATAGCAGAGGGCTTTTAGACATGGCTGGCAAAGGGCAACCGAAAACAGGCGGAAGAAAGAAGGGCGTTCCGAATAAGTTCACGCGGGACGTGAAGGTCGCTGTCCTCGATGCCTTCTACAAGGGACCGGCAGACGGACCGTTCAAGGACATCGGCGGCGAGGATTGGCTGCGTCGCATGATGCAGCTTTACCCGAAGGAGTTCCTGATCCTCCTCGGTAAGATTTTGCCGACGCAAGTCGTGGACGCCAACGACGAGCCGGTACAATTCGCGCAGATCAAACTGGTCGCGCCGAAAGTCATAGAGCATGAGCCAAACCGTTGAACTCGAAGTCCCGCCGAAGCTGATCCCGGTCTTCGCCGGGGAGGCGCGGTTCCGTGGCGCATGGGGCGGTCGGGGGTCGGGTAAGACGAGAACCTTCGCGAAGATGGCTGCTGTGCGTGCATTGATCTACGCACAGGCCGGGATCAGCGGGATCATTCTTTGCGGTCGTGAGTACATGAACTCCCTCGATGAGAGTTCGATGGCAGAGGTGAAGCACGCGATCCTGTCGGAACCGTGGCTCGCCGAACACTTCGACATCGGCGAACGCTACATCCGAACCCGGTGCAAACGGGTCGAGTTCAAGTTCACAGGTCTCCGCTACAATCTGGACAGCATCAAGTCGAAGGCCCGCATCCTGATCCTGTGGGTCGATGAGGCCGAGCCGGTATCGAGGGCGGCGTGGGACAAGATCATGCCGACCGTCCGGGAAGCGAACAGCGAGATATGGGTGACGTGGAACCCGGAGACAGACGGATCTCCGACCGACGAGATGTTCAAGAAGGACCCTCCACCTGACAGCAAGATCGTCGAGATGAACTGGTCCGACAATCCGTGGTTCCCTGACGTGCTGCGGCAGCAAATGGAGTGGGACAGGAAACGAGACCCGGAGAAGTTCGGCCACATCTGGCAGGGCGAGTACCTAAGCCGCAGCGAGAGCCGGGTGTTCAATAACTGGATCGTTGACGAGTTCAGGACGCCGGACGACATCGAGCGGTTCTACTACGGGGCCGACTGGGGATACAGCGTCGATCCGTCGGTGTTGGTGCGGTGCTTCATCACAGACCGGACGCTGTACATCGATCACGAGGCGTATGCTGTGGGTTGCGAGATCGAGCACACACCCGCACTGTTCGCCGGAAGCAGCGATGACTGGGACAATCCGAAGCAATACCCCGGCATCGAGGGGGCGCTGAAGTGGCCGATTGTTGCGGACAGCGCCCGCCCTGAGACCATCAGCTACATGAAGCGGAAGGGCTTCAATATCCGTCCGGCAAGAAAAGGTCCGGGTTCTGTCATGGATGGTATCGAGTTTCTCAAGAATTATGATATAGTCGCGCATCCGAGGTGCCGTCACACCATCGACGAGTTGACGCATTACCGGTGGAAAGTTGACCCGCAGACCGATGAGGTGTTGCCTGTGTTGGAAGACAAGAAGAACCACGTCATCGACAGTCTGCGGTACGCCGTTGAGGGCGTCCGGCGTGCCAAGCCGTCCAAGCTGGGCATGACCGGAGAGCGTCAAGTGAACTGGGCCGAGGTGATTAATGGCTAAACCTAGACAGCCGATGAAGGAGTTGGGCGTAGCGACCAGCCCGTACTCCCAAGGCTTCAACTGGGACGAATACGTCCCGCAGCTTCGTGGCCGCAATGGCATCCGCAAATACCGGGAGATGCGCGACAACGATCCGATCATCGGTGCGATCCTGATGGCGATGGACATGATGCTCCGGGCTGTCGAGTGGCGCGTCGAGGCGGCGGATGATAACAGCGCAGCAGAGGAAGCGAAGGAGTTCGTCGAGGGCGTCTTCGACGATATGGATCACACCTTCCCGGAATTCATCGCTGAAGTGACCACGATGATCCCGTTCGGTTTCTTCATTGCCGAGATGGTGTTCAAGCGGCGCACCGGCATGAACGGGGACACGCCGTCTATCTACGATGACGGCAAGATCGGTATCCACAAATTAGCCAGCCGCGCTCAGTGGACTATCGAGGAGTTCGTCATCAGCAACGACGGACGCCTTGAGGGTATCCGGCAGGACGGGGCATACGGACGGAAGAACGTATTCATCCCGGCGGACAAGTTGCTCCACTTCCGCACCGCCAGCCTGAACGATGAGCCGACCGGTCGGTCAGTTCTACGCAATGCCTATGTGCCGTACCACTACGCCACCAACATTGCGAAGTACGAGGCAATCGCTATCGAGCGGGAATTAAATGGCCTGCCAGTGCTTCGCATCCCGTCTGAATATCTGAACTCGGATGCAACGGACAGTCAGGTCGCCTTCCGCAACCAGATACAGAAGCTGGCGCGGGACGTGAAGCTGAACGAGCAAGGGTACGCCGTCCTGCCGTCCGATCTGATAGAGAATGACGACGGATCGAAGACCTCGACGTATCAGGTGGGCTTTGAGTTGATCGCCAGCCAAGGGACGCGGGACATCGACACCACGAAGGTAATCATGCGCCATCAGCAAGATATGGCACGGGTGGCGATGGCGGACTTCTTGATGTTGGGGCAAGGCGAGCGTGGGTCGTTTGCCCTGTCGAAGTCAAAGTCCGATCTGTTCCTACGTTCTCTCGAAGGATACGCCACCAACATCGCGGCAGTCCTCAATCAACGACTGATGCCGACGTTGTGGGAACTGAACGGGATGCCGTTCGATACGATGCCGAGAATTATACCGGGCGAAGTCGCCCCGGTCGATCTGCAAGAACTGGGCGAGTACGTCAAAGCGTTGTCCGGTTCGGGCATCGATCTCCTCGATGAAGACACGCAGAATGTCCTCCGTGAAGTCGGCGGTCTGCCGGAAGCGGAGATCGACGACGACATGATGGGCCGGGTCGATGAGGCCATCCCAGAGATCGACGAGCCAGAGATGGATGAGCCGGAAGGGATCACCGAGGAGTGACCTTTATCCACAAAGCACTGTCGGGTTCGCAGACGGTAGAGTTGTTCGACCGGGCTGCGCGGCGTGCTGAAGGCCGTATTCGACGGGCGCTGCTAGATGCCTTGGAGCGTGTCCGCGACCGTGAGACGGCTGCGGAACTCCAGCGTCTAGTCGAAGCACGCAAGCCGAACGCGATCCTCGACCTCCTCGATGTCGGCAAGGGCGACGACTTCATCGCGTTTCGGGCGGCGATCTCCGAGGCAGTCAGCGACGGGGCGAAGTTGGCGGTTCGGGCGCAGCCTCCGGTCGAGGGGCCGGACGGTCGCAAGATCGAGTTCGTATTCGACAGCCAGAACCCTCGTCTGGCGACATACGCCCAACAGATCAGCGGCACCCGTATTCGTGAGATTGGCAACGATGTCCGCGAGGTCATTCGCACCATTGTCGCACAAGACACCGTCAACGGGATCAACCCACGCGACACGGCTCGCCGGATCAAGGACAGCATCGGTCTGACAGCCCGGCAAGAGGCTGCGGTGATGAACTACCGCAGGGCGCTGGAGACGATGGACCCGGCAGCGTTGGAGCGTGAACTGCGCGACAAGCGGTCGGACGGAGCGGTGCGCCGCGCCATAGCCGACCAGAAGCGGCTGTCGCAGAAGCAGATCGACGGCATGGTGGACCGTTACCGGCAGAAGTACCTCGCCTATAGGTCACGCACCATCGCTCGAACCGAGGCGACCCGCAGCCTGAACGGCGCGAACCACGAACTGTTCCAGTCGTACATCGATGAGGGCAAAGTCGCGAAGGAACAGGTGCGCCGGTTCTGGACGCCGACCCTCGACGAGCGGACCCGTATGGGACACCTCGAAATACCGCAGCTTCCCGGCAATGAGAACGGCGTCGGGCAGGACGAGCCGTTCCAGAGCCGGTTCGGTCCGATCATGTATCCCGGCGATCCGAACGCTCGACCGGACAACACGATCAACTGCCGCTGCACGGTCTTTTCCCGCATCGTCTCGATGGAGTTGCTGCGTCCCAGAGAGAACCGTCCGCCGGTACAGCCCGATCTCCCCCTTGTCCCGACGCCCGACGTTGGTGGTATGGCGGCGATCATGGCAACACGCCCGATCCACGAGCAACGGTGGATGGAAAAGGCGATGGAGAAGACAGACGCAACGCGGGTGAAGTTCTTGCAGAACCTAGAGGACAAGCTGGGGAGCATCGAGAACACCAGAGGAGAAACCGCTTTTTACAGCCCATCGAGGAACTACATCGAGATGGGTTACGAACATCCCGATCCGGGCAGCGCCCCCGGCCAGACGGTATTCCGGCACGAATACGGACACTACGTTGACAGCCGGTTGAAGCGTCAACTGCGCGGCGACAGTATGGGATGGATATCGTTCGAGGCGGTCGATGACGTCGGTGCAGACGGGAAAGACTTGCTGAAGACCCGATCACAGCGGTACGGCAACGCCAAGGACACCGAACGAGCGCGTGCGTTAGACGAGAAGAACACGAAGTACCGTGATGGGCTGTGGAAAAAGCTGGACGAAGGTATGAACTTCGACGACGAAGTGCGGAAGCGCGGCCTACTCCCGGAACAAGTGCATGCCAATTTCAATGTGGGCCAAAGAAATGGACAGGCAAATTTTTTGACTGCGTGGGATAAGAACGACCATGCGCTCCTGATGGCGAACACCGACTGGTCTAAGGGACACGCCTCGATCCTGTCAGGGCTGTCCGACAGCATCGAGGCAGCGACGAACGTCAAATTCTCGTACAAATACGGGCACGGCAAATCGTATTACAAGAAGTTCAACAGCTTCGCTGACTATATCGGCGAGACAAAGACGATTAACCGGCAGAAATACAATCATGGGCACACGACCCAGATATTCGCCAACTGGTTCGAGGCGTACACGTCTGGCAACGAGACGCAGCTTGCCATCTTCGAGCGGTTCCTTCCCCGGACCTCGAAGACGTTCCGTCGGATTGTGGAGGAAGCTAATGAGCGTCTTTGACGATTACATGGAGATGTTCCCCGATGGGATGTACGACAGTCGCCAACTGACACAGGAACAGTTCGTGCGGATCGACGACTTCATGCGGAACGCGATGTTGCGCGGGTCGCAGTTAACGCCGAGGGACTTCGGACTGCCGAAGGACGGATGGCACGATGACCTCGATCCTAGAGAGATGGTGATCTGATGGCTAACACGATCAAACCTGTGGCGAACTGGACCGAGCGCCTCTGGAGGACGAACAATGACGCCGAAATTGCTAGAGGTGGCGTCAACGCGACATCTCCATTCACCACGTTCGGAGAAAAAGACGTTATCGGGTCCGGTTCAACGATCATATGGAATACCGGGATGCCGACAACGTTGACGGTTCCTAACAGCATACAACTAACCGCAGTCTCCACCTCGGCAAGCGACACTGGCGAAATTTTAATAAGATACCTCAACAGCGATCTAATCGAAGAAACAGAAACATTGACGCTGAACGGGCTTTCATCCGTCACGACTACAGCAACGGACATTCGCGCAATTAACAATGTTTATTCTAAGAGTGGTCCAGTCGCGGGAAATGTCACACTCACAAATGGCGGAACGACTTATGCCCGAATTTCAGCGGGTCAATTACAGTTCTATACATCTCTTGTGAGAGTGCCAGCAAATCGAAGATTGATGCTGACGGGTTTGTATTCTGGTTCAGCTTCGGGAACATCGGATAGTAGAGTAGTCGTGCGCCTTGTGACATCGTTCATAAACGGCGATAGCTTCGCGGATGATGGGTACTTGCATTCGGTCGCTGGTATCGCCATTCAAGATGCGTCAGAAGCATTCCCTAAATTCGGCCCGTTTCCCATCCCGGCGGGTGAGTGGGTCGGGTTTACGGCTAATCATGACAAAGCCGCAACTATTACCGCCGGAATGTTTGGATATACGGAGCCAGAGTGATGCCATATCAGAGAACGAGCGAACTGCCTTCCTCAGTTAAGGACAACTTGCCAGCGGACAAGCTGCGGCAGTTTATGGCGGTCGTAAACGCTCAACTTGAGGCCGGAAAGTCTGAGGAGGTTGCATTCGCTTCGGCGTGGGCTGCGGTGAAGAAAGCAGACTCGGTCAGAGTAGGTCAGCGGGTTTCGTGGTCTTCTAGTGGAGGAATTGCTCGGGGAATTGTGCGTCGTATCATTACAGATGGTGACGTGCCGGGGATTGACGGGAACGTGAAGGTCACGGGAACAAAAGATGCTCCTGCCGCCCAGATAGAAATAATCGACGATGAGGGCGAGCCTACAGGAACGATAGTAGGACACAAAGTAGAGACCTTACGCAAAGCCCAATACCAAGGCCGCGATGTCGATCTGAATAAACCGTTCCGCCTCCCGAAAGGGTCGAGCAAGAAGTTCGGCGTCTACGTGAAGGACGGAGACAAGGTGAAGCGCGTCACGTTCGGCGATCCGAACATGGAAATTCGTCGAGATGATGAACAGGCGCGTGCCAACTTCCGGTCGCGGCATAGCTGCGACACGGCGACCGACAAGACCAGCGCCCGATACTGGTCATGTCGGATGTGGGAGCGAGGGGCTAGCGTCAGCGAACTGACGAAGGCAGATGCAGAGGCAGAGATGCAGATCGAAAAGCGCCGTTTGTCGGACGACGTATTCACCGATCCAATCGAAGCCGGTGGCCGGGCGATGGAGTTGGGGCTGGAGGGCGTCCACGTCCACGAACAGGACGGGCAGGCGGTCTATATGCCGGGGGCAACGCATGAGGCCTACCTTGAGCGGGTTGCAGCCCTTGGAGGCGTTGAGAGCGCCGCATATGAGCAAGAGGAGGACACTGGGGCTATGCTAGAGCGTGCCATTCGTGCTATTGTGTCGGCTGTCGTAGGTAAATCGTCTAGTCAGATGAAGTCAGATATTGTAAAGTTCGACGAAGAACAGCGGGTTGTGTGGGGCTGGGCGTCTGTGATTAGCAAAGGCGGCGAGCCAATCTACGACACGCAGGGCGACAGCATAGAACCCGACGTGCTGGTCAAGGCAGCGAATGAATTTATGATGGACGTTCGGGTTGCGAAGGCGATGCACGACGGCGACCAAGTCGGCGAAGTGATCCACAGCCTACCTCTCACCAAAGAGATCGGAGACGCGCTCGGCATCCAGTCGGATCAAGAGGGCTGGATCATCGCCATGAAAGTTCATGACGATGACATCTGGAGCCGAGTGAAGTCCGGCGAACTCAAAGCGTTCTCAATCGGAGGAAAGGCGATCCGAAATGCCGTCGAAGGATAAGTACAAGTTGGCCGGGCTGATGCTCGAAGAAATCAGCCTCGTTGATAACCCTGCGAACGTCGATGCGAAGGTGTCGATCTTCAAGCGGGCCGAGACACGCGACCAGTCGCGTGAAGCTGCCGGGGCTTCCGGCAATCCACCCATCCACAACAAGGAGGACGATATGTCTGATGTGGAAAAGATGGGCGAGCAACTGGAAGACCTCAAGAAACAGGTTGAACAGTTGACCGCCGAACGTGACGAGGCGCTTGCCAAAGTCGCGAAAGGTGCCGAGGAGGTCGAGTATATCGAGTTCCAAGGTGAGAAGATCGAGAAGTCTGCCGTTCCGGCTCCGGTGCTCAAAGCACTCGAAGCACAGGGCGCGGCTCTCGCCAAAATGGAAGCGGACCGCGAAGCGGACGCGCTGGTGAAGCGTGCGAACGCCGAACTGCCGCATCTTGCTGGTGATGTCGCCGCGAAAGCCAAACTGCTGAAAGCTGCCGAAGGCATCGACGGCGCGATGGACATCCTGAAGTCCGCCGACAAAGCGTTCAGCATGGCGCTGGCTGAGAAAGGTCACTCCAACACCGAGGAGAACTCGGCGCTGGAAGAACTCGATCAGTTGGCGAAGTCGTATGCTTCGGACAAAAGCGTCAGCTATCACGAAGCGTATGCGGAAGTCACCAAGTCGGGTCGCGGGGCGGAACTGTTCGCCAAGCGTCACGCTCAGTAAGGAGGGCCGCACATCATGGCAACTCAAGACAAACCGTATTGCATCACGTTGGAGGCTGGTCAGGACTTGTCCGCGAAGCAGTTCTTCTTCGTGTCTGTCGCCTCTGACGGTCAGGTTGACCCGACGGGTGACGGTGCTCTTGCCGACGGCGTTCTGCAAAACAAACCGGCTGCGGCTGGTCGTGCTGCGGAAGTCGCAATCGGCGGGAAAGTCAAAGTCCAGTGTGGCGGAACCGTCACGCGGGGCGGCGCGGTCGCTTCGGATGCGTCGGGGAACGCGGTCAACGCCGCTTCCGGTGACATCATCCTCGGCACCGCTCTCGAAACCGGTGCCAGCGGTCGGATCATCGAGATGATCTTCCAGCCGCGTGGCGCACTGTAAGAAGGAGGGCTGAAAGATGGCTCAACCAACTCCGGGCGATTATCATATTGATGCAGCCCTCACGAACGTCTCGGTTGCAATCTTGCAGAACCCTGTTTCGTTCGTCTCCTCTCGGGTGTTCCAGAACGTCCCCGTGATGAAGCAATCGGACAAGTACTACACGTTCGACCGTGGGTACTTTAACCGCAACGGCGCACAAAAGCGTGCTCCGGGTACGCGGGTGTCCGAAATCGGCTTCGCGATCTCGAACGACAGCTACTTCTGCGAAGAACGTGGCGTTGCCGTTCCGATCACGGATCAGGCCAAAGCAAACGCAGACGCTGGCGCACCGCCGGACCGTCTCGCTGCCGCTCTGGCGACCCACCAGATGCTGATCGAGAAGGAAGTGGACTTTACCACGAACTTCTTCTCGACCTCGCTCTGGACGACCGATGTCACGGGCGTCGCATCGTCTCCCGCTTCCGGTGAAACGATCCAGTGGTCCGACACGACCAGCGGCGACCCGATTGGTGACGTTCGTACCGGTATCGATACCGTCCTCGGTTCGACCGGCATCAAGCCGAATGTCATGGTCATGGGCCGCGAGGTTTACTCGGCTCTGATCGACCACCCGGACATCCAAGGCCGCATTAACGGCGGCGCGACCACCGCGCAACCGTCGCTCGCCTCGCTCAATCTGCTGGCGCAGATTTTCGAGGTCGATGAGGTCATGGTCGGCGAAGCGGTGCAGAACACGGCTGCGGAAGGTGACACGAATGCTCACTCGTTCATCCTCGGCAAGAAGTGTCTGCTGACGTATCGTCCGGCGGCTCCGGGTATTATGACCCCGGCGGCTGGCTACACGTTCTCGTGGTCCGGCTACCTCGGCGGCATCAACCAGTTCGGTTTTGTCGTCGATACGAAGCGTCGTGACGAGGAAGACATGGATGTGGTCCGTGCGCGTTCGCACTACGATCACAAACTGGTCTCGGCTGATCTCGGTTACTTCTGGGACGCCATCGTCGCCTAACGGATGGGGGCGTCCTTCGGGACGCCCCTTTTCCCTCAATACAGGAGAAGAACCCGATGCACAGAATTTATCAGACCAGCTTCCAGACGGAGTATCCTCTGTTCGCTTATCGGTCATTCATCGCTGAAGGGCGGAAGTTCGAGCGCGGGCAACCTTTCCCGTGGAAAGACATGGGCGTCTCCCCTGAGAAAGTTGCCTTGCTATACCGTACCGGTAAAGTCCGGCACGCGGAAAGCGACCTCCCGGAACCCAAAGTCGAGGAACCCAAAGTCGAAGCCCCTGTTAAGGAGGTACCGGTCGAAGTCAGCGACGACCTCGACGATCTGTCGATGAAGGAACTACGCGAGATCGCTGATGAGGTGGGTGCTCCCTACAAGACCTCGAAGGTCGATCAACGTGCCGCGATCCGTGAGGCACGCGGATGACGTGGACCTATGGAGGAGCGCCGGGTACGGACAGCGCCGCAACGCGGCGGGATGCTGTCCGGTTCCTAGTCGGCGACACCGACACCACAGATCAGCAGATCACCGACGAGGAGATCACGTTCGCCCTGTCGCAAACGTCCAACGACATATACCGGGCGGCGGCGATCTCCTGCCGATCCATCGCTGCCAAGTACGCCCGTGAAGTGGACAGTTCCGTGGAGAGCATCCGCGTCGCGGCGTCTCAGCGTCAAGCCCACTACACAAGCCTCGCTGTCAAGATGGAGAAGCAAGCGTCGAAGTACGGCTCCTCCGGGCTGGGGGTTCCGCTTGTTGGCGGCATTAGCGAATCCGACATCGAGAGCGTCCGCGAAGACGACGACCGGGTCCGCCCAGCTTTTCGCCACGATATGTTCAGGAACCCGCCGGACGACGACGAGGCTGATTATCTGGAGTAAACCATGCTCCAGTTCTCCGAGATCACAGGTGACTGGTCGGACCGCCCCACGTATATCGTCGGGGGCGGTTCTTCTCTGAAGGACTTCGACTTCAAGTGTCTAGACGGTAGGACTGTGGGCTGCAACAGAGCCGCATTCGACGCAGACTGCGACGTGATAGTCTCCCTCGATCAACACTTCTGTAGGATGCGCAGAGACGACATACAGCGGTTTGTCGATAAAGGCAGGGAAGCGGTCCTCGTCATGCCGCCCAGCGAGGTCGGGCACAAACAAGTCGAGGGGGCGACCTACGTCTACCGCGTGCGCAATCAAGGGCTGTCTGGTGATCCGACGCGGGTGTACGGGCTGCACACAGGGTACGCCGCACTCGGTGTCTGCTATCTGAAGGGGGCGAAAGAGATCGGGTTGCTGGGGATGGACATGGTCAGCGGATCGACTGTCCACTGGCACGGTTCCTATCCGTGGCAGAACAAGAACTCGAACCGGTTTATGAACAAGTGGTCCTTGGACTTCGGCAAGGCGGCGCAGCAGCTTGAACAGGCGGGGATCAACGTCATTAACTTTGTGGGCAGTCCCCGTTCCAAACTGACCGAGTTTCAGACCCGACCTCTGGAGGATTTAAGTTGATTATTATGCGACAGACCGAACAAGCGAAATACGAGAAAGTATGGACGCACGACCGATATCGGCAGAACGCGCCGGGAGAGAAGCGGGTGGCGCACGCTATCAAGGCGCTGGGAATGCCTATAGGTTCAAGTGTGATCGACTTTGGCTGCGGCACAGGACGTCCGGCGTTCGCTCTGCAAAAGCTGGGATTTAGGGTGATTGCTGTCGATCATGCGGCGAACTGCCTAGACACACAAGTCAAGGGGATGTTGAACTTTTGTCAGCATTGTCTCTGGGAACTCCCCGACGACCTCACCGCAGAGTACGGCTTCTGCACCGATGTCATGGAGCATATCCCTCCTGACTATGTAGAACTGACACTGGCGTCGATCCGCAAGGCAGTCGGCGCGGTTTACTTCCAGATCAGCACCCGACCGGACGGTCTGGGGAAGCCTCTCATCGGAGAACCTTTACACCTCACCGTTCAGAATAAGGATTGGTGGGCAGAACAACTTCGTCTGCACTGGATCGACGTTGATCTTACGGGCGACCGGGACGTGATTGCGATCTGCCGATGATCTTCGTCGTCGGCGCTCCTCGATCTGGCACGTCCTTGACGATGGGGCTTTTGGAGGCGTGTGGGGCCAATCTGGGAAATGTCGGCGGCTTGAACCAGATACACGCCGTTCGGGATAAGTTGACCGCTCCATATCTACGCAAAGCGGGTGTCGATCCTATTGCACAGCACCCTTTGATGGACCCGGCGGACTGGTACGACGTTCCAGACTGGAGAGCGCAAGTCCTCGACGTAGTGGGGGAAGCGACCGCAGTCAAAGTCGTCCCTGCCGTCACGTTTTGGCCTCTCTGGGCGAAACACTTCCCGGACGCAAAATATGTGTTCGTTTACCGCGACCCACAAAAGGTCGCCGAAAGCTGCGCCCGAACGGCGTTTATGAAGGCGCACGGAGAGGATGTCTATCTCTGGCGTGCTTATGCCGACTATTATCACGGCTGTTGCGCCCAAATGTCGCAGCACACCGACATGAGAACGGTCATGTCTCAAGACGTACTGAAAGGCGATTACGAAAGCCTGTTTTCTGTGATAGACTGGGCCGGGCTTAATTGGGATGAACAAGCGGTGAAGGCTGTCATTCGACCTGACAGGTGGCACGGATGAGCATTGGTTCGTATATGCAGAAACAGGTCCGAAAGCTGATGGACGAGTTCGGCTATGATTTGACGTTCCGTCGGATTGTCGAGGGCACCTACAATCCGGCAACAGGGACGACAGGCGCATCGTCAAACGATGACGAGACCGTCCGGGGCTACTTCGCCGACTACGAACTGAACGAGATTGACGGCACGACGATCCAGAGAGGCGACCGCAAGGCAATCATCTCTGCGGTGGACGCCAGCGGGGCGGCGCTCACTAAGACGCCGCAATCGAGTGATCTACTGATCGGCGAAGGCAACAATGTCCGCATCGTGACAGTGGAGAAGCCGAAGCCGTCGGATGTGAACGCCGTTTATATCTGTCAGGTGCGTGAATAATGCTAAAAGCCATTGACTTCGCAGATGACGTTGAACGCTGGGCCAAGGAGACAGAGGTCACGCTGGAGACGTATCTGCGCGAATACGGGCAGAGCCTTATGGAACGGGTAGTGCAGAACACGCCCGTCGATGAAGGTTTTCTCCGCAATTCGTGGCACGTCACTCTCAATCCGGCAAATGCGCTGGGTACGGCACGCACGGCGGACAAGTCTGGGCAGCGGGCAGTCGGTCAAGCGAGCCTTGTGCTCTCTACAATGGAGGCAGGAGACACTGTGTACTTCATCAACGGGGCCAAGTACGCCCGGTTCGTCGAGTATGGCACGTCGCGCATGGCTCCGAGAGCGTTTGTCCGTAAGACCCTGAGCCAGACGAAGCAGATCGCGCAGTTGACGGCACAGCGCATCAGAGGGTTTAGACGATGACAGCAATGACCGATATACGGGCTGCACTTGAGCAACAGGTCGTCACTGTGTCCGGGTTCCCTAACAGCAGCAACCGGGCGTGGGAGAATGTCCGCTTCGAGCCGACTGAAGGAACGACATGGGCGCGGATGAACATCATCCCATCAGCGATGCGCCCAGCGGTCCGTGGAGCCTCTCCACAACTTTTGTACGAGGGCTTGTTCCTCGTCGATATATTCGCCCCGGAAGGCAATGGGGCGAATGGCGCGGACACGTTGGCAGATGCCGTTCGTGCCGCTTTCACCGTCGATGATGTCCTCACGGTCAATTCGACAAATGTGCGTTTTCGTTATTCGGAACGCGGACAAGGGCTAGTAGACAGCCCGTGGTATCAGGTGCCGGTGTCGGTCGCTTGGTACTCTTATCGCAGCTAGTAGGAGACCTGAAACATGGCATTCGCTCAAGGTTCACGGTCGTCGCTGACTTATGTCGTCGAAAGTTCTTTCGGGGCTACTCCGTCCGCGCCGTCCATGATTACGCTACCTTACAACACGCACTCGCTCTCCCTTGTGAAGCAGCGCGTCACTGGTGAGGAAATTCAATCCGACCGCATCCCTCGCGTAGATCGTCACGGCAACCGGAACGTCTCCGGTGACATCACCGTCGAACTGCGGGATACCGACTATGACGACTTGCTGGAGAGCGCGTTCTTCAACACGTTCACCAGCGGCGGCGTTCTGACTGTCGGGACTAGCCAGCAGTTCCTCACCATCGAGGACGGTGCAGAAGACATCTCCGAGTACCGGCAGATGGTTGGCTGCGGCGTCTCAGCGATGTCTGTCAGCATCGCCCCGAACCAGATGGTGCAGACGACCTTCTCGATTGTCGGCCAAGACCTCACCCAGTCGGCGACTAGCCTCGATGCAAGCCCGACCGCAGCCAGCGGTGGGGAGCCTTTCGACAGCTATTCCGGGTCGATTTCGGAAGGCGGTTTGAGCATTGCGTCCGTCACGGCGCTCGACTTCACGCTGACGAACTCTCTCGCCCCGACGTTCACTGTCGGCAGTTCGACGACTTCACAGCTTGAGTTCGGACGGGCAGTAGTTGAGGGGACTGTGTCGGCGTACTATGAGGACGAGAGCCTCCTGAACAAGTTCCTCAACGAGACCTCGTCGTCTCTGCAAGTTGTTCTCGACGACCCGGCGTCGGGTTCGACGTACACGTTCGACTTCCCGAACATTAAGTACAACGGGGCCGATGTCCCGGTGTCCGATCCGCAATCCCGAATCATCTCGCTGCCGTTCGTCGCGCTCTACGATTCGTCGGACAGCACGAACATCAAACTGACGAAGACCTGATCGACCGACCGGTCGTAGGGGCTGGGAGTTTACGTCGGGTTCTCTCCCAGCCCCGCCTCCCTCTGGACCCGACGTAAGAAAGGAACCCGATATGGACTTGAAAGATATTTCGCCGAAAGAGACTGCGGTACTCGACCTCGTGCATCCCATCGACAAGACGCCTTTAAAGAAGGACGACGGCGACCCGATGTCGATCACGCTCTACGGCGCGGAGACAAACGCATACAAGAAGAAGATGCACGAACTGAGGCGCAAGTTTTTGTTGAGCAAAGACGCGACCTTCGAGGACGGCGAGGAGTTCGCACTGGAGATGCTGGTCGCGGTGACTGCGAACTGGGATATACAACTGGACGGCAAGAACCCGAAGTGCGTGGAAAAGGCGATCCGTGACCTGTACACATCGCAGCCGTGGATCAGGGATCAAGTTGATGTTTTTGTCCATGACCGCGCAAATTTTTTATCCGTCGCGTCAACTGGCTGATCGAGGTCGCCGAGGCGCACTTCGGACTAGGTAAGGTTGACGCGAACGGGGTGACGATGCGGGAACATCTGGAGGTAGTTCACAAGACTACAGGCCGACTACCTCCAGAATTGGACGTGCCGGATATACCGAAGGAGTTCGAGTACCTGATGTCGGTTTTCTATGAACTCAGTGCGGCACGCCCTGTCGGTATGTCTGTCGGACCCATAGCATTCGAGGCGATTGAAGCGTATAATCGCCTCACTGGTGCGGGTCTAGTCGGCTGGGAAGTCCAGACGATTAAGCGGCTCGATATAGCATGGATGAGGGTGCGGAATGGCTGATCTGAATACCACTGTCGGATTTACCTATTCAGGCACGGGTCTGAAACAGGCTCAAGCTGATCTTAAACGCACGTCCACAGAAGGTAAGAACGCAGCGCAATCCTTGGATATGGTGGAGAACGAACTTCGCCAAACTTCGCAAGCGGCGGCTGTCGCATCCCAAAAAGTCGGTCTTGGTGCCCGCGCTTTGAGAACATTAGGGATCAGCGCAGGACAAGCTAAGGCTGGTCTTGGGATGGTTCCGCTCCAGTTGCAGGACATCATGGTTCAGCTAGAGATGGGGGTTCCTATAACCAGAACACTGGGGCAGCAACTACCTCAACTTGCTGGGGCGTTCGGCGGGCTTGCCGGGGCGATTGGTTTGGCGGTTGGTGCCGCGTTTTCTTTTGCCCCACTGCTTTTTGACATCGGTAATGAAGCAGATGACACCGGTAAAAAAGTTAAATCCCTGAAGGATATATTTGACGAGTTGAGGGAGAGCACAGAGGAGGCAAAGCTAGAACTCTACCGTCTAGCACAAGGGCTGGAGACCGTTGCACAGGCTCGTGCAAAGCAAGCCATTGAACAGCTAAAGGCAGAGCGGGAAACTCTACGAGGGCAACTAGCGGAAGGCATGGAACAAGGGTCTCGAATGAGAGGAGGCGAGCGCCGGTCTTTACGCGACCGAATTGCCGAACTCACAGAACAGATCAACAAAGAAACCTCCGCTTTACAAGAAAACATCAGAGAGACCAACCGGGCGAAGGTCGCCAATGATGCGCTAAACGCCAGCAAGTCGGCATCACCGATGCTTCGGTCAGGCACACGCGGGATCGCCGGGCGTGAAGGGTTCGGCGTTGCCGGTTCGGAAAGCATTGCGGTGGCGAACGCCCGGATTGCAGAGCGCATAAAGGCAGAAGAAGAAGGACAGAAACTGTCCAAAAAATTATACGACAAAGACGTTGAGGAGTTCCGCAAAGCGCAAGCGGAGAAGCAGAAGTATGCGGACCGCGCTGCTGATAGTATATCGAGCGGGTTCGAGAACGCATTCACGTCAATCGTGAATGGCACGATGTCCGTATCCGATGCCTTTCGTAATATGGCAGCTTCGATCTTGAACGACTTGGCGAAGATCGTTGTGCGTAAATCAATCACCGATCCGCTTGGGGGCGCTCTATCGGACATGATACGCGGCGTAGATTTCGGTTCATTTTTCCGGTCGTCCGGTAGCGGGTTTGGTCCTCAACTAAGCGCGGGCACTGCATCAAGCCTCGGTTTCCGTGCTTCGGGCGGTCCGGTCATGTCTGGCTCTCCATACATCGTCGGGGAGCGCGGGCCTGAACTGTTCGTGCCGAAAGCCAGCGGTAGCATCGTTCCGAACAATGCTATGGGAGGGCAGACGGTCAACATCAACATTGTCAATGAGAACGGCGGCAAGGTGGAGACCCAACAGAACGGGCCGGACATAGATGTCATCATTCGGCGCAGCGTAGCCGCTGACATAGCGGGCGGCGGCTCGACCTTCCAAGCGATCCGAAAGACGTTCGAGTTGACACCCGCACTGAATAGGAGAGGTTGATGGCAACTTGGCCGGGTTCATTGCCGGACTACATGGAGATCGGTCTGGAGGACACGCGACAGCAGGGCTTTCTGCGCTCTGAGGTAGATGCTGGTCCGTCGAAGCAGCGCAAGCGGTTCACTACGACCACGCGCACCCTTCGAGGCACCATGCTGCTGACCGCAGCCCAGCGGTCCACCTTCGAGACTTTTTACACGACGACGATCAACGAGGGGGCCGATGAGTTCGATATGCTCGACCCTCTGGACGCCTCCACCGTTGCGTGCCGGTTTGTGTCCCCTCCGACGTTTCGCGGTCTTGTGGGCGGCTCTAGCGGCGCAGCCTTGTGGCGGGCATCCCTCGAACTGGAGGTCGTCGGTTAATGGCCCGCACATTCCCGTCCACCGTAGTCCAAGCCATGACGGCACAGACGACCTCTGCGGTCGTCTTGACGCTTCTGGATGTAACGCACCCGGACTGGACGAACGTGTACCTAGTGAACAACACGGCGAATGTCACCTCCAACGGTCAGCTATACTCCGCGTTTCCCTTTTCAATCGTCCTTCCTCCTGACAGTGAGGAGTTGCAGCCGACGATGTCGATCCGCGTGGTCAACGTGACCCGGCTCCTTGTCGATGAGTTCCGCGCAATCGCTGGAGGCAGCGCACGCGCCACCTGTACCGTCAAGCTGATCGAGGCAAGTGACCCGGATACAGTGCTGGCGACGTGGTCGAACTTCACGCTGGCGAACTTGCAATACAACGCCAGAAGCATGAGCTTCGACCTGTATCTGGAGAACTTCCTGTCGGAGCCTTTCCCTTCGCTATCCTTCACGCCGTCCAATTTTCCGGGGCTGTTTTGATGTGGTGGAACGACTACATCGGCATCCCTTTCAAATGGCACGGATCAGACCGCGACGGGTGCTCCTGCTGGGGGCTTGTGCGCCTTGTGGCGCGTGATGTCTTTGGCAAGGCGCTGCCGTCCCACGATGACATAGAGAGCCGCGCAGCGGAAGGCAGAGGCGCTCCACAGCCCTACTTCTCAGCAGGGCACCCTGTCGATCTCACAGAGGTCCGGGAGGGGGACATCCTTCATATGTGGGCGACATATAAAGGGAAGCGTCTGCCGCTCCATGTTGGTATAATCACAGAGCCGGGAAAGGTGCTCCATATCGAGGAGGGCACCGGGTCTATTGTTGAGGATTACACGCGGACACGGTGCGCGTGGCGGGTCATAGGAGCGTATCGACTTGCCTGACGGGACTGCACTACAGGTCTACAGACCGCATGAAGTGAGCGGCTATTTTAGCCTCGCCGCTGCTTTTGATCCGTTTACGTCGGAGCGGCTGTTCGTTGATCTGCCGGTTGGTATGACGGTCGAACAGATCGTCATGCGGTTTGTCCCCACGCCTGAGTACCGAGAGTTCTGCCACATCACGATCAGCGGGATGCCGATACCGAGGGAACACTGGAGGGTAGTGCGCCCGAAAGTCGGTGCGGATGTCGTCCTCAACGTATTCCCAGAAGGCCCGGCCATCGCTCTAGTCGGTGCTGTTGCGGGGACACTCGCGGCGGAGGCGGCGGTCGGTTATTTGATTGCTGCGGAGGTGCTCGTCAAGGGGGCGCTCCTGACTAAAGTGGTCGGCGCAGTTATATCTGGTGTCGTGACGATGGCAGTCAGCGCCATCGGCGGGGCGTTGTTCGGCCCGTCTGCGCCGAGTAATGCGTTCGACGGTAGAAGCGGAACAAGGTCGGAACAGGAAAGCCCGACATTCTCGATCACGTCCGCTCGAAACCGCGCAAATAGGTACGGTCCGATCCCGGCGGTCCTCGGCACGCATAAGATGGTCCCGCCTTACGGGGCCGCGCCATACACTGAAGTCGTCGGGGACGACCAGTACCTCCGCTTCGTTGTGTGCTGGGGCTACGGACCGGTGGATGTGACGGACATCCGCATCGGCAACACTCCCATCGCGAACTTCGAGGATGTCGAGAGCGAGAATGACTTCACGGGAACCCTTGACACGCTGACACTGTATCCGAACGCCGCCACGCAGGAGGACTTGAGCATCACGCTGTCCGACACGTTCCAGACCCGCAGAACGGACGGGGATGTGGACGAGTTCGGTATAACGATCACTTGGCCCGCTGGTCTCGTGAAGTTCGAGGGGGCAAACCGGCAGAACACGTCTGTTCTCGTGACGGCTGAGTATCAAGAAGTCGGCGCGATGTCGTGGACCTCGTGGTTCTCAACGACCTACACAGACAACACAGCAGAGGTGAAACGGATCGCGGTCAGGAATACGTCGATCTCTCGCGGCACTTACGACATCCGTATCAAGGTCGAAAACCAGTCGAATGACAGCCTGACTAGAGACGAAACGGTCTGGTCCGCACTGCGCTCATTCACCAACGAAGACCCGATCCAACTCTCTGGCATCGCAAAGTCAGCGTATCGCATTCGTGCGTCCGACCAGTTGAACGGCGTCGTTGACCAGTTGAACGGCGTCGTGTCGATGAAGATACCGACATGGACAGGGTCAGGCTGGACGGTATCGACCAGCGCGACTTCCAATCCTGCGGCGATCCTTCGCTATATCCTTACGGGCGCACCCAACGCCAAGGCGCTGACCTCCGCACAGGTCGATGACGACAATCTGGGCGAGTTCTATGAGTTCTGTGAGGCGAAGGGCTTCAAATATGATGGTGTGATAGACTACCGCGCCAGCGTGCGACAGCTTATGCAAGACGTTGCCTCCGCTGGGCGAGCGTCTCCTCGACTGATGGACAACAAGTGGGGCGTCATCATTGACACGACACGCTCGACAGTCGTCCAGCACTTCACGCCACGCAACTCCCGCGACTTCTCCGCGTCCATCCAGTTCCCGGAGGTGCCGCAAGCCCTACGGGTTCGGTTCTTGAATGCCGACAAAGGGTACAGGGAAGACGAGCGCACGGTCTTCGACGATGGCTATGACGAGAACAATGCAACCGTCTACGAGGTGCTCCAGTTGGCGGGACAGACCGATGCGGACAACGTCTACAAACTGGCGCGGTATTATCTTGCTGGTATCCGGCTGCGCCCGGAGGCGTTCACGTTCGATGTGGATTTCGAGAACCTGATCGCAACGCGAGGAGACCTCATCCGGTTGAACCACGACGTGCCGAAGATCGGGCTGGGCTTTGGCCGGTTGACGGCTGTGTCCGGGAACGACATCACACTCGACGAACCGGTGACGATGGTGATCTCTACCGACTACTCGATACGGGTCCGCAAATCGGACGGAACGACGAGTGTGCAGACTGTAACCAACGCTCCGGGCACACAATCGACCATCACGGTTGCAGATGCGACCGGTATGGCGGTCGGCGATCTGTTCCAGTTCGGGGAGACGGATCAGGAGAGCCTCGAACTTGTTGTCACCGACATCGAACCGGGCGACGATCTTACAGCGACCGTCAAAGCAGTCCCGTACTCCCCTGATATTTTCGACGCTGACGCCACCATCCCGGCATACACTTCGCTGCTGTCGGAGCCAGTCTCATCTTCTTTGATCGGACCACCGGCTCCCGTCATCACCGATGTCATCTCCGACGAAGACGCCCTGCGCCGTTCCGCTGACGGGGGCATCCAGATCGGTATCGAGGTCTACTTCCAGCCGGGCGCTGCGGGTGATCCGCTAAACGGGGAGACGACCCGCACAGAGGAGTTCCGGGCGCGGTTCCGTCCGACAAACTCGACAAGCCGCTGGGTGTACACACCGAAGGTCCAGAACGATGCTCGGTCCTTCTACCTGACACCAGTCGAACAGGGGCAAGGGTACGACATTGAAGTTCAGGCAATAGATCGGTTCGGAAACGTCTCCAACTCGACGAAAGTGTCGGATCACATCGTCATCGGGGCGTCGTCCCCACCCGCTCCTCTCGACACCTTTACAATGAACACCGTCGGGCCGCATTCGTACCTAGAGTGGACGTACACGCCAGCGGTCGATGTCACTCGTTACGAGATCAGGTATCACGCATCACAGGACATCACGGACTGGTCGAGGATGGTGCCTATCGCCTCTGACGTGCCTCGACAAGCGCGGTCGTACACGATCCCCACCCGCAACGGCACATACGCAATCAAGGCAGTGGACTACCTCGGCAACAAGTCCACGGCGGCGTTGTATATCAATGCGTCTCTGGAAGACCCGGATGATGTGAACGTGATCGTCACAGAGACGGAAGACCCGCTGTTCACAGGTACGAAGACGAATGTATCACTGAACGGTTCTGAGTTGCAGCTTGCATCGGCTGGCGTGATGGCGGACTGGACGACCTTGGCTGCGGTCACGACCCTGACATACGGAACCGGTCAGGGGTTCGAGACGGAGGGCTTCTACGAGTTCGGAGAGAACGATCTGTCCGAGGTGTACACGTCTCGCGTCACGGCGGATGTGAATGCCGGTGTCTCATCGTTACTGAACTTGATGGGATCGTGGGATACGCTTGCAGAGGTCGCAACGCTCGCCGGGGCGGGGTCCACGGACAACGCATTCGTCGAGTTGCAGGTCAACTACTCCATCGCTGACAGCGCCACGCCATCCTATGAAGGGTGGCGTCCGTTCGCAGTCGGGGACTACACAGCACGCCACCTCAAGTTCCGCGCACGGCTGGCGACCGCAAACGCCGGGGTGTCACCGACCATCGACGGGCTGTCGGTCACGATTGATATGCCGGACAGGGTTGCCAGTGGTGAAGACCTCACCTCTGGGGCAGGTACGTACTCCGTCGCCTTCTCCCCGGACTTCAGGGTATTAAAGTCGGTCACGATTAACGCGCAAGACCTTCAGCAAGGGGACTATTGGGAGGTGACGAACAAGGCGCGTACAGGGTTCGACATCACTTTCCGCGACAGCGGCGGAACAGCGGTTAGCAGAACCTTCGACTGGCAAGCTATAGGGTACGGTCGGGAACGCGGAACCTAGCGCGTAGCGGCTTTTTCAGGTATAACGTCTAGACGAAAGGGCGTGACATGGCACAGAACGACTTCGGCACCATTAACCCGAATACCAAGTCGGGGACAGACCTAGCGAGTGATCTGAACGATTTCAGGGACGCGCAGAACACGCTGCACAGCGGATCGACGCAGCCGTCCTACGTTCAGACGTGGATGATCTGGGCGGACAGCACATCGGCGAACGCCATATATAAGATTTACGACGGCACAGATGACATACCTCTTGCGGTCGCAGACGCGACGAACAACGTCGCACGGGTCGCGCTCGATAACGACCGGGACACGTACATCGTCTCGGCAACAGACGATCAGATGGACTTCTATTCCTCGGCGTCATTGCGTATGTCTCTGACAGCCGCCGCTCTGACGATGTCGGTGCCCATCGACTTCAACGGGCAGGACGCCCAGTTCGACGACGCGACGGGCATCAACGACGGCAACGGCAACGAGTTGGTGATCTTCCAGACAACGGGTTCGGCGGTCAATCAAATCGACATCACCAACGCTGCAACGGGCGGTGTTCCGCGTATCGACGCGACCGGGGACGACACTAATATCAACTTCGGCATCGGGGCGAAGGGCACCGGCGTCGTTGAATTGTTCAGCGGCGCGGCTGCGGACAGCTACAGCCTCGGGAACCTGAACAGCGCAACGACCCTGAAGATCGCGAACGGAAACATCCAGCACGCGACTATGACCGGATCGTTCACACTGACCGCCCCGGACGACACAGAGAGCGGGTACATCGAGTTGGAGTTCACCATCGACGGCACAGGCGGATACACGCTGACGCTCTCCGGGTTCAACGAGATCAGCGGGACGGTGGACACAACTGCCGGGACCGTCAATGTCCTGACGATCCGCAAACACAACACGAACACATACCTTGAAGTGACACAGGCGGTTTAATCATGGCTCTCTATCACTGGAATAATGGATCGCCGCGCAAGGCTAAGGTAAGCGGCAGTGGAAACCGGCAGAAGTACACGCTGCCTGATGGCGTCGTGATGACAGGGAAGATCACCGCTAACGCTGATCTGGACCTGTACAATTACGTCGAGACCGGGCCGGGACAGGGTGAGTATCAACAGGCAGCGGGTATCTCGTACAGCGTGGACGGCGATACCATCACAGGCACCCGGACCGTCTCCGACATCCCGCTGGAACAGGCGCAGAGCACCGCAAAGCGGAAGGTGAAGTCTAAGCGGGATGCGGTGATGAACGGGGGCGTGGAGTTTCAAGCCGCGAGCGGCGACCCTGTCTATGTCGTTCAGACGGACGGCGACAGCCGCCGGGAACTGACCGGTGCGGTGGTCGCGGCCAACGAGGACAGCCTTACCGTTCAAGGGTGGCGCATGGCTGACAACGAGATGGTGGTCATGGACATTGCGGACTTTAAGGCGATGGCGTTGGCGGTCAGAAACCATGTCAATGCGTGCTACGAGCGACAGGCTGCGCTGGAGGCAGAAATAGACAACGCCGCAGACGTTGATGGCATCCGCGCCATAGATATAGATGCCGGATGGCCCACAAACCCGACAGCAGAAGGCGTATAAACGATGACTTTAGGGATGTTCCCTCCGAGGCTACGGGCGGCTGGCGGCTACATCATCGAAGGCAGCGCGTATCCTGATGGCTCTACAGGACACCATGATCTTACTTTCGGGACCGCTGATAGCACGACTACATTTGTTATTGAGGCAGTCGTAAAGCGTGGGAAACGAGGCTCTAACTATCCCATTATGGCAACATCAAATGGGAGTGGGTTGGGGTTATTCCTCATTAACTCAGCAGATAAATTTACATTTCAGATTGAAAACACAGGCGGTTCAGCGATTGGCAATGTTACCTCCGATGCTGTTCTTAGAGATTTTGGCGCTTGGTACCATTTGATTGGTGTTTACGACAGCACAAACGGAACCGCTGCTGACCGCATGAGGCTTTATGTCAATGGCGCTCGCTTATCCACAACAGGTTCAGACCCTAGCGCCTCTGCGGCGTCACAGCAGTTTAATACAGCAATCAATCATTCAATATGGCAGCAACAAGGGTCGGTCTATGGTAATGATTACATTGCGCGTATTGCATTTTATGACGGCCTAACCATAACCAGCCCCGAAGCGGCAGGTATGGGCAAATTCAGCTCGGACGGATACTGGGAAATTTTAGACGTATCCGGCCTGAGCTTTGGGGCGAACGGGTTCATTCTTGAGGGCGGCGTGAACGTCGCTGCTGGTACGGACAGTTCCGGCAATGGCAACGACTTCACGCCTAGCGGGACGATTACGAGTACATCGGACTCTGCAACGGATTCGGCCAGTGATGGGTATGGGAACCTGTTCAGGTGGGACGCAAACCGACCGACAGGCGGGACCTACTCAAATGGTAATAAACGAATTGACGGCGCTGGCTCCGGGCATGTTGTTGCATCAACTCTGACTATCCCCTCAGACAAGAAGATTTATTGGGAACAGAAGATCATCGCGCAGACGGCAGACAACCGTTTGCAATGTGGCCTTGCTAACAATAAGCACCCTTACACCGGCAACCTTGGGGTAGACACCAACGGCATTTCGTTCCGCGATGACGGCACCAACTGGGTCTACTATTACAACAATTCAGATACAACGATACAAAGTTCAGCCAGTTCTCCGGGGCCGTCTGCCGTCAACGGCATTATGATGGGGGCTTACGATCCTGCGACCGCAAAGTGGTGGGCTGGCTACGATGGAACGTGGCTGAATAGTGGCGACCCTGCGGCGGGTACTGGCAACATTACGACATTCGATTGGACGCCGGACCTAATGATTGCGGCGCGTGTCTTTGCCAGTGGCGATACTATTGAATTGGTTGACGAAGCTGATTGGAATTACACCGCACCGACCGGCTTCTCCGCACTCGCCACCCAAAACATCACGCCGCCAAGTGTGAACCCGAGCGAGCATGCTGCTGTTGTCCTTTATGCCGGTGATGGTGCGACAGGTTCCAGCGGCACCACTGCAAGAACGGTGACGGGCTTTGGATTTGATCCTGATTTAATCCTACAAAAATGTCGGACAAATAATTCGGCCCCGTACCTTCCTTGGAATCTTATCGACTCGGTGCGTGGTAGTAACAAAATTCTCAGGACTGATAGCACCGCCGCCGAGCAAGATGGCCCTATCGACTTCAGTAACGGCTACTTAGCCGATTTAGTTACGGACGGTTTTACGATTGAAAACGGTAGTGGTGGAACATCTATCACAGCAAACCAGTCGGGGGAGTCATATTTTGCGCTTGGCTTGAAAGCTGGTGGTGCACCTACGACTGACAACGTGGCAAGTGCCGGTGCTGCGCAAACCGCTGGCTCCGTTAAGATCGACGGCGCGAACGGTTCGTCGGCGGCTGGTACAATCGCGATCACTCGCGCAAGTGTAAATAGCGTTTCCGGCTTGTCGATTGTTGAATATGACGGCACCGGCGCTGCTGGCACAATCCCGCATTTCCTTCCCGGCGTCAGCATGGGGATTATCAAACGCCTAGATACGACAGGCGGTTGGATCGTGTATCACAAAAGCATTGGTGCAACAAAGTACCTGTACCTTGACACAACAAACAGCGCGTTTACTTCGTCAACCCCTTTCAATGACACAGAACCAACGTCAACGGTATTTTCACTTGGTGCGGCCAATGAGACGAACAATTCGAGTGGGCAGTACATAGCGATATTTTTCGCTGACGTTGCCGACTTGGCGACCAGTTGCTTTCGCGTAGGTTCTTATAGCGGGAATAACTCTAGTACTGGGCCGATGCTGACAAACGATGCAAGTATATTGTCCAACATTATCAAGCGCACTGACAGCACCGGAAACTGGATAAACCAAGACACGGTTAGGGAGCCTTATAACGCCCAAAACTACGCCACGCTGGCCTTAAATAGCAGTTCCGCAGAACCACAAAGCGGTGCGGGGTCATTTGAAGGAAACTTTATTGATTACCTTTCCAATGGGGCAAAACTCCGCAGCAATGCGGCGAACACAAACGCCAGCGGAACGTACATCTATCTGCAAATCATCGACGGCGGCGGGTTCTTGGCCGGTG